TGTACCTAATGTTCCATTAGATGCACTAATATATTCTAAAGAAGCTGATTTTGCAAAAACAGTTGAAAACTGTCTTGTAGCTGATCCTAAATTTCTAAGATTTGTTTGATCAGGTTCTACACTTGAACTAATATAATCTATATTAACTCCACTAATATGTAACATATTCCATTTTAGGTCTGTAGTACCTAAATCATATGATGAATTTATTAATGGGGCTAAACCTCCTGAAACTGTTACTACTGATCCTGTTCGTGCATTTAAATGATCAATACTTGCTGAAGCAGCATATACGTGTTTCCAAGGAGTAAGTGTAGCTCCTAAATTCATACCAACTCCTGTTGGTCCAATAAATGGAGGAAGTAAAGAAGCGGATACATTCATTGTAGTAGATCCTGTATATGGGTGGAGCTCTTTAGCTCTTACCATACCAAAGGAACCTGTACTTGATCCACTAAATACTATATTTTCTAAAGTACCATCATATAATGCTGTTGAATCAATAAGATCACCAAATTGTGCTGCTGTAGGTACATCTCCTGTTTCAAAATATGATTTTAATACTGCTGAACTTGTTTGTATTGCCATTTATTATTGGTTTTTTACTTTATCTTCCCAATCTCTAAAAAGTAGATTGCCTTTTAAATATGCTTCCATTTCCATTTTTCTCATATGGGGATCATCTTGTGCATAAGTTGCTTGAGATGCATCTCCTAATTCTAAATCACCTCTTTCATTTTGGTGATGGTGAACTAATTCATGTGCAAAAGATCTACAAATGTCTTTTGGATGTCTGTTTGTTATATATAATACAATAGATTGATCTGTTGGATCATAATAAGCTGTTTTACCAAAGATGCCTTGAGCATTTTCTTCATCTTGTCTTAAATGAAGTTTAGGGGAGTTTTGTATTCCAAATTCTTCCCTTGCTGTTTTAAATATTTCTCCTAGGGCCTCTTTTAATTCCATTATACTTCTTCTTCTGCTTCTTCCTCTTCTGGTTCTTCTTCTTCATCATCAGGTTCCATTGCAACATTAGGATCTCCTGCTCCTGGTGAAGGTGTTGTTCCACCTGTTGTTTCTCCTGTTTCTTCTGTTTCTTCTTCGGGTGATGTAAATGAAGGAACTGGTTTTATAGTTAATAATTTATTAATATGTTCTATTGCTTCATTCCTTTCACTTATATCCATTAAGTAATACTCTTTAGATCCAATTTTAACCATTAAAGAAAAATCTTCGTAATAAATACTAAAAGATTGTCCATTTAAAAGACGAACTTCATATGATGGGGGTAAAGAATTAACTGCTTTTAAAGAATCAACATAACGAATTAAAGGATTCATTTTAAGTTTTTCTTTTAAAGCATCAAGAATTTCAGGGGGAGCTTGGTAATCTCTCTCAGTAAGTCTGATTAGTTCTTTTAGTATTTCGTTTTTAAGATTTTTCATTATAATGGATTTGAATCCCAACCTTGACTTCCATTAGTTTTTAAATACACATGAGTACCAACAGAACAACTTACATATGAAAAATCTGCTTCTACACAAACATAAGAACCAGTGTTCAATTCGAACTTTAAATCTGGAATTGGGACACCAGGATCAAGTTGATTTGTTCCCTGATTTTGAAACCCAAATGAGGCACTATGAATGTATTTTACTGTAGTAGATCCATCTGTACATACTTTATATATTGATCCTGTAATACCTGTTACTGTAGATGAGCTAACAGGGAATACCATTTTTCTCCAAGGATTTGCCATAGTTTTTTAGTTTTAGTATTTATATTTCTTCTGAAGTAATCGCAGATGCTAATTGTTTATCATCATCTAACATATCTGCTTCTCCTGTTACTGGATTATTTACAATATTAGAAGCTGAGTTTTTAAATTCTTTTTCACTCATTTCTAATTCCATTTTTAACTTTGTAAGGTTTTCATATTGACTTCTTGCTTTTTTTACAAAAGTTTCTGGAACATTAACTCCTTTTTGAGCATAAAGTTGAACTACTTCTTCGTCTGTTTGACCTTCATCAAAGTATTCAAAAAATTGTTTTAAAGCACCTTCCATTAACATTTGTCTTCTTGCTAATTTTTTATGCTCACTTAAATTTGATTTTAAATTGTTACTTTTATTTTCTTTTAAGTAATCAGATAATAATTTGTTTGTTTTCATAATTTTGTTTTCTTTTTGTGGTGAAGCTGGGGGTGTTGTTCCCACTTTGCTTCTTTGTTGTATTAATTGGTCTACTTGTTTTTGGATATTTTTAATAGCACCGCTTGATTGTTTTGCAGCTTGTGCCGATGCTTTTGCTTTTTTTCTATTTAAATATTTTATTCTTATATTAAATTTTTCTTTTTCTAAATTTTCTAATTCTTTTTTTTCAGCTCTTGCGTCAGCATCCATTGGAGGCGCTGGTCCTCCCTTTGCAGGAGTTTCACCTCCTTTTGCAGGTGGTGGTGGTGCTTGTTCCTCTATTTCTTCAAATTGTGATGATTGAGTTCCTCCTTTTGGTGATGAATAGTCTTTTGCTGACTCATTAAACATTATCCACAAGTACATATTACCATAAACTCCTGCTGGAGATGCATCTGATATTTCGTAATCTTCTATGTATTCTTTAAATTGAGTGTATGTTTTAAGTGCTGCTGATTTTGCTTTTACTTTTGAAGCATTAATTCTGTCTGTTGTTTCTCTTCCAAACATTGCTCCTCTACCTTGGGGACCATTAAAATGTGGAAATTTAATAATTGTTCCACCTGTTCTTTTGTCTAAATATGATGAAACTTCATCGTATCCTCCAACAAGTTCATTGTGGTGTATGTCTGCAACTGGTAACATTTCTCTAACTAAATTAATAGTGTCTGGATCAAATGATTTTAGTTGTTGGGATCCACCTATTTTGTTACCACCTCTATCAAACTTTTTAGATTTAATAAATTGATCTTTAGGTACTTTACCTACTGCTTGGTCATATGTAAGTGGTGTTTTTTTAGGTTTTAATGCTGATATTTCTCTTTCTAATTTTTCAATTTCATCTGCATATTGGTCTGCAATAGGGCCTCCTTCTGGTTCAGCTTCTTGCTCCATATCTCTATATAATTGAGCTAAACGGGCTTGTAAGTCTGCTATTTCTTCTTTATTTTCCCAAACTCCTGGAGCTCTATGAATAGATTGTCCTTGAGAAGTTAAAGTAGCACTACCATAAGCGTCTGATTTGACTTCTTGTACTGTTTCTTGTACTAATTTTATTATGTCTTTTTTCTTCATTAAAAATCTGATATTAATCCTCCTAATATAAATTTACCCGTTATTTTAAAGGGTACACTTGCTATTTTTTCATCTCTAATTACTACTCCTTCATGATCTTCAACTGAACCCATTGGTGAATCTAATACTTTAAGTACTTCATCTCCTAATTTTTCAGTTGCTAGATAAGTTACAAACCCATCAATGGCTTTTTTCTTATCATTATCATTAAACAAATCATCAACATTTTCTCTATTTAAAATTAGTTGATAAACCTGTTTAGAAACAGCTCCTACTTTTTTCTTAATATTATCTCTTGTTATAAATATAAACTCATCCTTAGGAATTGCGCTTACTTCATCTAGCCATTTACTTAAAGGTTGAGTTTTTACTTCTTCAGTAAATTCTACAGAATAATTTTGAGAAAGTGCAGAATTAAAATTAGGTTTTTTCTTCATTTCTGTAGGGACAGAACCATAAACTTTAAATCCTTGTTTTTTAGCTGTTGGAGATAAATTATCTAACATTGATTGTAAAGCTGATTTATTGTAAGATATTTCTGATGATATTCTTTTAGTTAACATTTTTCTTTTACCTTGTACTTCTTTACTTTCTATCCTATTTAAACCATGAATTGCTATAAAATTAGAACCATAATCTTGTACATTAGTTTTACCACTAACATATTCCATATTAAATAATATATTTGGGTCTTCCCAAGCACCTAAAGCTTTAAGATCATTTTCTATTTGGGGTAATGCTGTGTTAAACATATCTAGTACTTCTCCTCCTATTTTAATCATTCCATGACCTTCACCAAATCGACTTGATAAGTCATCTTTTGTAATACCTTTAATGTCAAGTTCTTTTTTAGAACCTCTATCCATTACAAATTGTTTTACTCCGTCTAAAGTAATTAAACGAATTGATGCATTAACACCATCTATTTTTACAGATCCTGGATTTGTATTTAAAGAAGTTGCAGCTGCTATAAATATGTTTTTAAGGTCTCTACCTGATTTTACATTTTGTAAATCAAAAGGATGAGCCATATGTCCTGCTGCTCCTCCTTCTACTAATAAATGTTCATTTATTATATTTGACCACCAATCTTTTGAGAATGTATTTTCATTTTTCATTCGTTGTGTTTTTTTCTTTGATGCTTCTTTACGTTTTTTAATATACTCAAAAGCAGATTTTAAACGTTTTTTAACAGCTGGATCTTTTGCTCTACCTAATGCTGCTCTAACTCTTTGGTGAATTAAATTTATAACTTGAGATTGACGTTTATGAGATTTACTTTTAAATGAAGCTTTATTTAAAGTGTCTACTATATCTTGTCTAGTTGAGAATTTAACTTTAACTGTGTCTTTTGGGTTTTCGTCTGTGTATAATCTTCTTCCTGATCCTTTTGGTTTTTTACCTGTTCCTTTTTTAGGATCAGCTTCATTTATATTTTCATTTTTAGGGACACAATTAGGAACCATTTTATTTCCTTTCTTTTTCATACCTTTTTTTACATATCCGTCCCAACATTCATTTAAATTTTCTTTATCTGATAAATCTCTTTCTAATGATAATTGAGGATTAGATGTTTGAAAATCTTTTTTTCTTAAAATTGTTTTAGCAATTATTTTATCTGCTTGTTTTAAAAAAGGTATATTAATATTTGTTCTAATATCTGATGCTACTATTTCTTTATATTTAGTTAAAAAATTAAATAATTCTTTTTTCTTTTTAGCTAAGCGTTTAAAAAACCCTATTAATTCAGCATTTGATATTTCTTTATCATTACGAGGATCATTTAATCTATTAAAAAAATGTTTATCAGTTAATACTACATCAAAAGGATCTAATTGTTTATCTGCATAAGTATCTATTGATTTTAAATCTGATTTATCCAATTCATTTAAAAAATGTTCAGGTTGTTCTAAATCAGGTTGTAGTCTATAATCTGCTGTAAGTTCTTCTCCTTGTTTTACAGGTTGAATTGTTACTAAATATCGAGTATTATCTTTCATTATATTTTTACAATTAGGAGTTTCTGAATGGTTATACATTTTTCCTAATTCATAAAAATTATATTGTCCTTGTCCTAAGATATCATGTAATTTATCTATTACAGTTCCTTCAGGGTAATTTTCTTGAGCAAATGCTCCTTGTCCTTGAATATTACTATTACTTAAATAATATTTATTTTCATACATCGTTCCTGCTCCTCCTTGTCCTGAAGCTGCATTATACATTCCTCCTCTTTGATATTTTATAACAGGAGAAGTTTTATCATCCTTAGGACCATCAGGCATTCCTGCTTTAAATTCACTACTTCTCATATAATCTAAAACTTTATCTTCTGGATTATATAAATCTTCTTCTAAACCTGTTACTATACCCCAAGCTTTATCTTTATTTGATTTTGATAAATGATCAGGGATATATTTTAAAAAATTATCTTTATCTTTAATTTTTACAAAATTTCTCATTTCAGTACCTGATATACCTCCTGTTTGTGGGGGTACTAATTTAATTTCAAAATTAATTCCTTTAGGTTCTGCAAATTTTCCTATATTATTAAAACGTTTATCATTTACATCTTTTTCTCCCATTCCTAAATAAATTTTAGATCCTTCAGGTGCTTCTTTTTCTATAAAATCATATACATCTTGTACTGGAGAATTTGAATTTGAAGCTAAAATAGCTATTTTTTTAGATATTGGGTCAGGATCTGTAGATCTATAAAGGTCCCATAATTTAAGGGCTACTTCACGATTAATACCATCTCTTATTTTTACTCCAACTTTAACTATAACAGTGTCTGCATCAGTATTTGATATAAGCCATTTAGCCATATTATAATGACCTGCATGAGGTGGTTTAAACCCACCAGGTAAAAGTGCTATCTTTTCCATCAACTACGTAGTTTTGTAATAAATATAAACCTTTATGACAAGGCTAACCTCTTCTTCATTAATGTAGAAGTAGTAAGTTCTGTTGCAGTGTGTAGTAATTTTGTGAAAGCTTTAAAACCAAGTTCAGAAGGATCTTTATCACCCATTTCTATAAGATAAACTTGTTTTCCATAAGACATAAATGTTTCAGCATGGTTAAAAGCATCTTTTAAAGCGTCTTCATCTAAAGCTAAATATATTTTTTTTACATTAGATTTAATGATTTTTTTCATTAAGGTTGTAGATAATTTTTTTCCAAACAAAGGAATCGCATTACGTTTTATAGCCATAGCATCAAACGCACCTTCACATAAAATCACGGGTAAATCCCAGTTTATATACATTTCAAATCCAATTATGTCCTTGGTACTGGAAGCCAACTTATGTTTAATATATGCGTTTTTATCAAATGAACGACCTACATAATAATTTAAAAAACCATCTTTATCATATGAAGGTATTACAACCATATTTTTTAAGGGACCTTGTTCACAATAATGTAAATCATATTTAACTACGTCTTGTTGGGTTATTCCTCTTTGATCTAAATAATGTAAGGCATGTTTTGATAATATCGCTGAAGACGACATTATAGGCGTTACTCCCTGAGGAAATTGCAAGGTATTAATGTCTACTTTTTGTTTAACTTTTTGTTTAAAATTGTATTGTTGATCGATTTCTTTTAAAGCACTGTATGCTGCTGTAGGTGCTTTGGCTTTTTTAAGTAATTGAAAAGCTCTATGACCTTTATAATTACAAACCCAACATTGGAATTTTTGAGACGCTAAATTAAATGTTAATTTTTTCTTATGATGATTACAAGATGGGCAATTAAATACAGCTTCATCTCCTCCACGAGCAGATTTACTTCTTCCTAAAATTGATTCTAATAATTTTTTTAATAAATCTTCTTTCATCTAAAATCCTTGTCATAAAATTTACCTAATATATTATCATTAAGGTATTTTTTATCTTCTAAAACTTCTAACACAAATTGATATTTACATTCTAAGTATGTAAGTTCCTTTTTGTTAAAAGCCACTTGTAGGATTTTTCTTTCTAAATCTTCTTTATTTGCTTCTTTTAAAAAACTGTGTGAGCCATAGTAAGTTTTCCAATCGCTTTCCTTTAATACTCTTTTATATACTGGAGGACGACCTTTCCCTTCCCAAAGTGCTTTTTCTTTTTTGCCTAATTTTTTCTTTAAATTATAAATTAAAGATTTTTTACCAATGTACTTTTTTCCAGTTGGTAAATGAGTTGTTTGATAAATAAAACCGAACGCTCCTTCAGGGAGGTCAACGATTTCATTAATTTGATTGCTTAAGTAATACCACATAATGGTGAATGTATAAAAAGAATTTTAGGTATCCCAGCGAAGTACGAAAGTTGTGTCAGTTTCGTTAGAAGTTCTAACTGGTTGACCAAGTTTACCAACTACTAATAATTCGTTTTCTTCATTATATAAACCAACTGTTGTAACATAAGGTTTAAATAATGAACCTGTTGCAAAATCAGCTAATTCATGTGAATCTTGAGTTCTAATTTTTCTTGCTGAAATATTTAATGTGTCATTAAATTCATATTCATCTACTGTACATTTATATTCATTTTCATAAATTAAATGTGAACCTTGGAATTGAATTTTATAAGATCCATCATTTGGTTGAAGGATACCACTTAAATTAAGTCTTGCAAAAGTTCTATTATCAAATCCTCCTTGAAGAGTTCCAGTACCTGAAGATGCAATATACACATATCTTCCATTTCTAGAAAATCTTAAGCCCTGAAGGGCTACTCCATCATCATATGTCTGAGTACCTGGAGTAGTATCATTACGTAAATCCATTTGTTCTAATATTCCTCCTGATTCTGCTAAAGGTTTTGATTGTCTATATTTAGCTGAAGATATATCCCATGGTACTTTTAATCTAAATTCCCATATTCTAGGACCTTGTCGTAAAAGAACAGGATCAGAAATAGCAACACCAGGAATCCAACCATTATTAGGGTCTCCAATAGTTCCCCACCCTCCAACAGCAAAACGAAATCCTAAAGGTTGAGATATGCTAGTCATTCTACTCATTAAATACATTCTAGTTCCTCTTTTATTAAAAGTTATACTTTCAACATTTAAAGGAGCTCCTTCAGGAGTAACTAAATCTAATAAATCTAATACTCTTCCTGCATGTCCTACATATTCTGGAGTTATTGCATTTGCAAGAGCACTATCTGATGTAATTCCTGATTCATTAGCAAGTTCAAAAACTGTTGGTTTTTTAACAGTAGATATATCAAAAGCTGTTAATAAATTATGTTCTAATATTGTGTAGGATGATTGTATTGGATTACTAAGATTACTGTATCTAGAAGGACCAAATTCAGAATTATGGAAATCACCAGCATCCCATCTTAATCTATCATTTGAATGTACTGTAAAAAATTGTGTACCATCTTCTGAAAAAGAGAATGCTTTTGGGTTTATTCCCCCCCATCGTTTATAAGCTTGACCAGACCATATATTATCATCATATTTTGCATTATATTTAATGTATGTTGTATCACATATTTTAGATTCTTCTAATAATAAAGAACTAGTTCCACTAGGATTAGCTTTATTAACTTTTGATCCACTAGATATATCAAATTTAGTGTCAATAGGTATTTGAACTATTCCTCCACGAACATGGTGTTTATTTAACTGATACTGACTGTAAGCACCATTAGCTGCATTTAATTCAGCCATAGTAGGATGTTCTGATGACGATAAATTACTATATCCTGTCCCCACAAAATATAAAGATGTTCCTGAAGGGTGGAATTTTATGTCTTTTGGATTCATCCATAAGTAAGGAAGAGAAGAAGATATAACAGCGTATGTTTTTTCTGCAGCGGCAGCATTATCTATAGATGAAGTAGCTGAGTATAAATCAAAAGGTGTACTCATATTAAATTGATAAAGATGAGTAGGGAATTTATGTTTTTGATTAGGATTAGGTGATCCTCCTGCATTTTGGTTAGCTCCAAAATATTTTGTTCCATCTCTTTTAATATCAAATCCGTTTTGAAAAGTTAAGGGAAGTGTTGGATCAACTTGAGTGTAAGTATATTGTTGAATTCTTTGATCAATAGTATTAGATCCATTAAAATTAAAAGGTTTTATGTTTATAGAAGGAACATCTATATTTTGTATTGTTGGTTTTGTAAGTACTACAAAACCGTTTTGATAAAATACATTTCCTATATATGGAGAAGCATCTATACTTGATGATATATTTTTAATAGAAGCTGTATTAAAATTATTATTATATATATTTATACAACTTAAAGATCCATTAAAAAATCCTGTGTCTTTTAATGTATTATTACCATCTTTTTTACTTAAAATACCTTTTGAACCTATATATAAATTAGCTAAATTTCTTGTTTCTTCCAAACTACTATCAGAAGCTTCTACAATTTTATTTCCATCTACATATATTTCCATTATAGATGATGATTTCTGACATAAAACATGATGTTGTTCAGGATGATTAGAAGAACCTGTTAGAATACTGCTTATAGTTATCGTGTTTTTTCCGTCTGATCTTGCAAAATATAAAGATTGGCTTTGCATATAAATTTCAAATGGAAATTGAGGTTGAGATAATGTGTCTAAAGGTTGAGAAGAACCCGATTTTGCAGTATTCTTAATTGTTTGGGTTCCTGGATTTAAATCACTTGGAGATACTGTTTGTGTTCCACTTTTACATATAATATATCGTTTTGCTTCATCATATCCAATATATTGATTACTTATTCCTATTGGAATT